TTCTTGGTAGTCGCAGCGCTTGGCAAACCCCGTTGCCAGCCATCGTCTGAGCTTTCGCCAGCTAACATCCGCACCGAGCACAAGCCCAATGCTTACCAGATGGCCGTTGTCGTTTGCTTTAATCCACGCCAGCGAGGGCTTGACCTTCCACGCTCGTTGCCCCTCGAAGTCCATTACGTAAAGCGCCATCCGCGCCATCTCTCTTTCCCAAGGTCCATCAACCCCGTCTTCGTCATAGAGCTTCACAATGCCCTACCTCCCTTACTCTTTGCTTGTCCGAATCCATCAATGGTGGCCCATAGCAAATGCGTAGCATCTTCTCTGCCTCTTGCTTGGTTTCATAGCGGTAAGGTTCGCCACCACTGGGCCGTACAGCGTGCCATTCTCTCTCACCTGTTGTTGCGTTCTTGATTTGAATTTCCATTATCCAGATCACAATGCTCCCCTCTGTGGTGCCTCATCCGAGAATAGGCCGCTCTCGCTCGCATCCTGCACACAAAGCCCACAAAAGGCCGTCCCAGTGCGATCGTACATATCTACGCGGTAAAGAGTCTCTATGGCCCAATGAACACACTTCCCAGCCCCTCTATGCACCGGACACTGCCTATCGGCACACTCGCACTTGGTTCTCATCTCTAAACCCTCCAAGGGACGCCCCTCTCTGCTAGCAGGGGCGCCCGGTCGCAAGGCTCAGAAGTCGATCGTGGCCAGTCGCGCTGCGGCCTGATCCACCGCGACCCGCTTGCTGGCATACTCCGCCTCTTGAGAAACCTCGGTGAGGCCGTTCATCATGCCCCACACCGTGTTGGGCGACCCATAGGCATCCATACCTCACCGTTGCATAGCGCTCGTCTGCGGGCCTTGCCGCCCATTGCCTTGAAGCCTGCATCAACTCTGACATCGAAACCCCCTACTGTGCCCTTGCGGGCTACCGTGGTTGGACGCGAGATTGCGCCAAGTTCAAGATAAGCCCGTGCCTTCGAGTTGTCAAGTGTCTTGAGAGTCTCCAACCTAAGTGTCTCAAATACGCTGTGAGTCTAGTAGGTTAGAGATACTGAGTATGCTGAGAGTCTCGGACCCAAAGACACTTGATATCCTTGGGGTCTCGTAGGCGTTTTACCTAGGTATGCTGAGGGTCTCCAAGGGTTCGAGACGCTGAGTGTCTAATGTGTGAATACAGCGAATTTAACTATGCCTTGCCGGAGTTAGGCCTTTCGGGTGGAACGCTAAAACTTGCAAGCTCTGAATATCTAAGGTGAATCGAAAAGTTCATAAAATTCTGCGTTCAGGGGTGGGCCGGCCCGGGAGGGGGGCCAAGCCAGTCTAGAGAGATAATAATATATATATTCTATCTTTGATCGCGCGCGGGTCCCCGGGCCCTCCCCTGAACCCTGCATTTTATGAACTCAGCGATTCATCAGCAATGTCGCGGGCTTAGAGCGTTTTTGAGAGCCGAAAGAGAGCCAGGCCTTGAAATAGTGTAGTAATGGCCTTATCTCTAAGCTGAGGAGATCATGCAAATGGGCGAATTTCTTGGCAAAAGGCCAGCAATACCATCAATTGTCAAATTTCAACGCACTTGCTACATGTGTGGCAAACCCATCACCTTTGGCCCCGAAAGCAAAGAATGTTGCTCGGCCACCTGTCGCACATATCGCAGCATGCTCAATAGGTTACGCCGTGAGTTAGCTGCTGGTGTGTGGAAGGATTGCCCAGCTTGCCTACGTGAACTCGAAGTGAGACGTCAGCGCTAGCAAGAAGCATACCGGCACAAGGCTTGCAATAGGGGTGGGGAGCCCCCCAAGCCGGGGGGGAGGAGGCGTCGCTTTGCGACGGTGCTTTCTAATGCCAAAAATTTCTAGGCCCACCTTAGAGACACTTGACTTTGCGAGGGTGCTGCGCTAGGTGATGGCTATGGCCGGCATTCCGAGCAGAAAGCTCTACGCCCTCGCCAGGCAGCACTTCGGCCCGCCCGCCCTGGTCCCAGGGGCCACACCAAGGCTGCGCTCCACCGTCGATGCCGAGGAGAGCGTCATCGAGACCTTTGCGCGCTTGGTGGTTCAAGAGGGCTTGCACCCCAACGTGGCCGCCCTTCGCGCTGGCATCTCGCCGAGCTTGGGCTTCTGGTACATGCGCAATAGCTTGGCCTACCTCGCTGCGCGCGACAGGGCCATCGCCGAGATGGCCAACTCGAGCGGGAGCTTGCCTCCAGGGGCGATGACCAGGGAGCCCATCACGCTCATCACCGAGAACGCCAGGATGGCAGCGACGCTCCAGAGCCGCATGCTGGCCGGTGAAGAGCCCATCCGCCACGAGGTCATCAAGTTGACTGACAGTGCCATGGACCGTGCAGGGTTCAAAGCGCCAGAGCGCTCAGTGGCCAAGGTCGAGTACAGCCTCACCCCCGAGACCATCAGCGCCATCGGAGCCCTGCGCCGCGGCGAGGACATCGAGCCCCCGCCCGTGGACTTCACCACCGGGAGCTGGGCCAAGGTTTTGGAAAAGCCCCAACGGAGGCTCCAAGGGCCCAATGCCGAGTTCGAGCGAATGGACAAGGAGAGCTGATGGCTAGTGATTGGGCAGCAGACGGCCCCCGGTGGAGATGTCCGCTCCACGAGATGCCCCTGGCGCGCGACCGCGACGACACCTCGAGCTATCACGACGGCTGGTATGGCGAGTGGTGGCGCTGTCCCGCCCGGGACTGCACCGAGCGGAAGTTTATCAAGGGCCGCATCATGCCCATCGTCATGACCGCAGGGCGCTGCGACTATTGCCAGCACTGGCCCTACGGCCCCTTGCCCGTTGGCCACCACTCCGGCCCGTGCACCAATGTCGGATGACCGATGGCGCGCCTCGCTTGTGCTAGCGCTGCTTATCTTGCCGCCATGTACCTCTGTGAGCTTTACTGCCGGTGTCAATGACCGATGGCGAGGAAGATTATCGCTTGGCTCTGAGGGCTAGGGCCCTCAAGTCCACCTACGTCTTCAGCCGCTCGGTCTGCCAGTTTACGAGGTTGAAGCCGAGCCTCCATGGGGCGATGGCCCAGTGGATCGACTCTGCGAAGAATAAGCCCATCCGCAAGTGTGGGGTGGCGCCCAGGGGCCACTACAAGACCAGTGTGTGGACCATCGGGCACAAGCTCCGCCTCGCCACTCAGGACCCGCAGCGGCGCATCTTGCTGCTCAACGAGACCCAAGACAACACCGAGAAGTGGATAGGGAAGATGCAGGCCATCGTCACGAGCCCAGTCTATCGGTGGCTCTTTCCGGATAAGGTCCCAGACTTCTCCGACCGCAAGGTGAGGTGGAACAAGGTTCAGCTAGAGCTGCGGCGCTCAGAGTACATGGAGCAAGCCACCGTGGAGGGCTTTGGTGTCGGCGGGGCCTCGACCTCCAACCACTACAACATCATCGGCGAGGATGACCTAGTGGGGCGCAAGGCCCTCGACTCCGAGCCCGAGATGCAAAAGGGGATAGACCAGCACAAGTTGACCGAGAGCCTCACCGTGGACCCGGAGGAGGACGAGGTTGATTATGTCGGGACGCCGTGGGGCCGCAACGACGTGATTGCCTACATGCTCGAGACCGAGCCCCACTTGGACCTCTTTCGCATCTCCATCTACGACGAGTTTGGCAACATCAGGTTTCCCGAGAGGTTCAGCCCGCAGTACATCGAGTTCTTGAAGGGCAAGTACGGCCCCTCTCTCTTCAGCCTCATGTATCTCACCGAGGCCCTCGCGGACGGCACCACTGTCTTCAACCCCGCTCACCTCCGGCGATACAAGTTGATCGAGGTGGCGGCGGTGGACGCCGAGCCAGGCAAGAAGGAGCGCGCCATCCAGCTCATGCGGCCCCCAGGCGAAGGCGGCAATCGTGTGGTGCGCCTCAAGGCGTGCACCCTCTTCCAGACCATCGACCTCAACTTGAACCCCGAGAGCCCCGATGCAAGGACCGCTTCCATAACAGTAGCACTCACCCCGCCAGTGGTGGGTCCCGATGGCATCGAGATAGAGCCCTTCAACATCGTCTTGCTAGGGGCCAGAGCCAAGGCCTGCGACCCTCCTTCAGCTTTGAGCCTGGCCTACGAAGACTACGAGAGGTTCGACCCCAGTGTGGCCGGGATGGAGGTCTTCGGCGGCCACGTCTATGGCTATCACTGGGCCCTCGCGCGCTACCCGCGCATGAGGCTGACCAAGCTTCCCCAGGACAGCCAGCGCTCCAAGAACACTCGAATCAGAGAGTTCTACCCCTTCGTGGTGCAGCACCGCTTTTGGCTCCCCTTGGGTGGCCTCTACGACTTTGAGGCCGAGTATGAGGCCTACCCCGGTGGGCGCACCGTTGACCTCTTGGACGCCTTAGCGTGGAGCCCGGCCATCTGGTGGCCCCCCGACCCAGTCACCGAGACGGGCGAGAAGGCCCCCTTGGTGGTGCCGGGCGGCATGACCCGCGAAGAGTACGATGAGCAAGAGTGGCAGACCGAGCGGGCTGAGCAGCACCGCGATGAGGTGACAGGTTATTAGAGTGGCTGGCCCTTGAAGGCCAGTTTGGGGTAGAGAGGGCCATGGCTCTCGGACCATCCGACCAAGACCGCGACTTTGAAGACAAGGTGATGAGGGACCGCGCTGGCAAGCGCTCCCCCCGCAAGGAGAGCCCGAAGGGGCCCGACCCCGATCCCACCGACGCCGAGCCCGAGCGCCACCAAGGTAAGCGCAAGGCCAAGCCCATCTTATTCTCCGAGAGCGAGGTTCGAGAGCTGGAGATAGAGTACAGCGACGCCATCGAGAACATCTTGCAGCAGCGCGAGTCTCGCGAGAGGGAGTGGGTCGAGTACACCAGGGTCTACGATGCTCAGCCCAAGTACTCGCGCAAAGACTACCCCATGGACGGCGCTTCTAATATCGTAGTGCCTCTGAGCTTCATCTACTGTAACGTGCTCATCGCCCGGCAGATGCAGATGATCTTCAGCGTGGAGCCCCTTTGGTCGGCCCGCGAGCTGAACCGCATGTTCGCCGACCACACCAAGCCCCTCGAGCGCTACTTTGACTGGGCCCGCCGGAATGTCTGGAACGAGAAGAAGGTGGTCAAGCCTTTCATTCAGGAAGTGGCCAAGCTCGGCACCTCTTGCATCTACAACGGTTGGCGCGACGAACTCAAAAAGAGGTACGATGAAGACCTCCAACAAGCAGTGCCCGCTCAGCACCTCTACGGCCCCGACCCCAAGTGGGTCTCCCTCTCGGACACCGCCATCCCCTATGGCTACAACGAGATCCAGGGCGCTCCCTTCTGGGGCCACCGCCTTTGGTTCAGCCTCGACCGCCTGCGCCAACTCGAAAGCATCGGCTACATCGAAGACCTCGACGAGGCCATCAAGGGAGGGCCCGACGACGACCTCCCAGTCTACAAGGAGCAAATCCTCAACCGAGGCAACGACCAGCAAGACATGATGCAGGCCGACCGCTTCGGCCTCTACTCTTTCTGGGCCGTCTGGCTCACCCGTGACTTCGACGGCGACGGCTACCCCGAAGAGCACGTGATGATGCTGAGAACCAAGACCAAGAAGATGGTGAGGATCAAGCCGAACCCCGTGCCCTCTCAGCTCCGCCCCTACTCCATGACAAGGTTCATCGAGCGCGAGGGCGACTTCTACGGCGTTGGCATCCCCGAAGTCATTGCTCAGCTCCAGGCTGAAGCATCGACCATCCACAACCAACGGCGCGACCGGGCCCACCTCTCCAACATCGTCATGTGGGTGGCGGGCGCAGGGGCCCAAGGCCTTGGCAACTCCATCCGGCCCAAGAGCGGCCACGTGGTGAAGGTGCTCGACATCAACCAACTCCGAGAACTCCGCCCGAGCACCAACGTCCAAATCGACGCCTACGAAGAGCAAGTGGTGACCATGCTGGCCGACAGGGTGGTTGGGGTGAACGAGTTGAGCGAAGGCAAGATCACTTCGCCCATGGGAAGGGCAGCGGCCACCACCGTCACTGCCATGATGCAAGAGTCCGCGCGGCGCTTTGACTTCAACACTCAGGAGATCCGAGATGCCTTGGGTGACGAGGGCTCTCAGTTCGCCGAGTCCTACCAAACCTATGGGCTCCCAAGGCCGGAGTGGCCTGGCTCCCCTGAAGCCGTGCTCGACCCACCAGACGCCCAGAAGGTCCGTCAGCTCTTGTCCATTCGCGACAACCTCCGACAGTTCATGGCCATCGACTTGCGAGTCTCTACCCAAGCCGTCAACCGCGAGAGCGAAAAGTCAACCAACCTCCAGCTCTATGACTTCGTCCAGAAGCACGCCATGAGCGTGATGCAGCTCGCCACCGGCATGGTGAACCCTCAGATGCCCCCTGCGCTCAAGGAGAGGGTGTCCAAGTACGTCGAGACCTGGGACAAAGCCGCCGAGCGCGTCATTCAGGCTTTCCAAGCCTACGAACTCGACGACATGTTGGGAGTCTTCGAGGGCATCACCGAGGAGATGCAGCAGCAGCAGCCTCAGCCCGGCATGCCAGGTCAGGGCGGGCCCCAACAAGCCCAAATAGCTCAGCAAGGCAACGGGGCCCTCCAGCAACAGTGATGGACGACTTTTGGCAGAGGACTTCGGCAGCCTTCAAGGAGATGCTCGAGGAGGATTTGAAAATGGCAGCGGTCAACTTTGAGAGTCTCTGGTACGGCCTTCTCGAGTGGGCCCAGGCCAAAGCAGCCGAAGCCACTCGCTACTGCGTCACCGACCCCAAGTGGGAGAACGTCCTTCGCAACCAAGGCATCGCCGCCACCTTCGGCGACGTGCTCAACACCATGCAAACCATGGAGCTTGAAGCACGAGGTGGTGAGCCCGACGACTTGAGCGACCAAGAGCACGGCGGCGATGTCATCTCCGGCTGAGCGCGCCGCGCGTGCCTTCTTCTCGGCCTTCTTGAGCCTACTACTTCTTGTGGTACTTGGCCTTCTTGTGCACTGCTCTCCATAGCACCCACCACCCCTAGTGTAGGCTGCTTGACACGGTAACCCTGTTTTGACTAGAGACAGGGTTCATGGCCGTAGAACTGAGCGACGACGAGGCCCAACACCTTCGCTCTGAAGCTGCCAAAGCCGCCGCCATCGAGAAGGACCTAGCTGCTGCCAAGCAGCGCGCCGAGGCCGCCGAGAAGCTCGCCCAACAGCGCGAACAAGCCCACCGCTCTGACATGGATGCGGTGCGCAACTATCTCGTCCAGAACAACATGCTTCCTGGCCAAGCCCCACCGGCCAAAGTTGAGCAACCGCCCGACGACGCCTTCGTCTCCCAAGCCGACCTTCGGCGCATCAACGACGCCCAGCGAGCCGAGCTGGCCAACACCGCCGCCCAGATCGCCACCTCCAACTTCATCGCCCAACGCTCCACCAACAGAGCCATCGCCGAATCGAGATTGCCCAACTTCGCCGCTCATGCCGAAGAGGTAGAGGCCGAACTCAACAAGCTCCAGCCAGCGGTCGCGGCCCACCCAGACGCCTACAACCAGGTCTACAACTGGGTGGTCAAGCGCAAGCTGAAGCCCCTCTCCGAGATGAGCGACGACGAGCTTGAGACTGAAAGGCGGCGGCGTAACCCTGACCTAGCCGCTGAGGGTGAGTCCGGTGAGCCCTCCGCTTCGCCCCCGGAGCCATCTGCCTCACCCTCTCCCACCCCTTCTGCTATCCCTCGAGCGCCTCTGCCACCCATCGCTGGCAGCCCAGTAACGCGCTCGACCGGCTCCCGAGTTGGCCAACCCAAGCTCCCCCCGGACCAAGCCCGCATGGCCGCCAAGTGGGGCCTCACCCCCACCCAGTGGCTCGAGAACTACGGCGACTCCCAAGAAGAAACTGACATCTTCGGCATGAAAGGCAGGAAGCGAGTTTGAGCGGCCCAACCGAGCGCCTCCCGCGCCGCAACACCCAAGCTCTTGAAGACAAGCCCACCGTCATCTCCGACGATGCCAGAGCCAACGTCGAGGCCCGCACTGTGGAGCCTCCCCTCCCTCTCCCGCCGCCAGCAGCGCCGCCTCCTCCGAGTCCTGGCCCGGCTATCGAAGCCCTCGAGAAGCGCCAAGCCCTCAACGAGCGCCTCGAGACTCTGAGGCGTGAAGCTACCGAGGCTGGGGTGGAGTTCAGTCAGCTCGACGGCTTCATCGATGAGTACGACAGGAAGGTGGCTGGCCAGCGCAACACCGTCCACGAGGCATCTCAGCGCCAAGGGCTCGGCGTCACCCCTGAAGAGATCATCGAGCGCGAGCTTGACAGGAGCGACATCCGGGGCCCCAAGCGCTCCAAGTTCATGGAAGCCTACCGCCCCAAGTGGGTCTATCGCTTGGGCCGCGAGGGCCGCGAGGGCGTGCGCATCTTGGAGCACGAGGGCAATGGGTTCTTCATCGTCAAGCCCTCCAAGTGGGAATCTTGGTTTCGCCCTGTGGCCGGTGTCACGCGCGAGGACACCTGGATTCAAGGCGACCTCATCTTGATGGCCGAGACCCTCGAGAACTACCAGAAGCGCATCTACCGAACTCGCGTCAAAGCCTACAACCTCGACGCTGGCTACCGTGCCGCCGTCCAAGAAGAGATGAAGCGCGCCGCTCGCGAATCACCTGGCGGGCGCGTCTTTGCTCATCGTGACATCCCGACCTTTGCCGACCTCGTGAAGCAGCCCGACATCTCTGGCCCCAATCCTCACACTCTCTAGCAGGAGACCTCAATGGCAACTGTAGCCGACGACATCATGCTTTGGGTCCAGACGACCACGGGGGCTCAGCCATACACTCTCCAGTTTCCCGAAGCGGCCTCCCAGACCTTCAAGATGGGCTGGATCGTAGACCTCGATGCCAATGGCAACGTCACTGACCCCGCGAGCGACACCCCCACGCGCATCTTGGGCATCGCCGCCGAGGACGCCCACAGCGACAGCGTCGCTGGCACCCACGTCATGGATGTCTACTTGGCCCACCCCGCGAACGTCTTTGCTTGCAACATCAAGCAGTCGGGCTTGGCCAACCACGTCCTGGTCCAGTCCGACATTGGCCACATCATGGGCATCCAGCGCGACACCGTGAACAACCACATCTTCGGCAATGCCAGCGTTGTGGCCGCTCCCAACGCCCGCATCTGGACCATGCAAATCGCTCAGAACCAGCCCTCAACCCCTTTGCTTGGATTCGGCCCCTTCGGAGTCGGCGACACCAATGTGCGCCTGACCTTCCAATTCATCGCCAACTTCACCTTCTTGGGAACGAGCTGAGCCCAGGGAACCACTCGACCATCTAGAGCCGCAAGGAGAGCACAATGGCAGCGCGAATGATGACGACCCAATTCGCCAACTTGGTGAAGCCGGGTCTACGTCGAGTGAGCATCCAGCAGCTTCAGCAAACCCCCAAGGAGTTCCGCCAAATCTTCAACGTGGTGGCCGGGCCCAACCCTGGAGGCGAAGCCGGGCGCAACTTCTTCGACGACCTCTTGATCTCCCCTATGGGAACCTTCATCGCCAAGGGTGAAGGAACCTCCATCCAGTACGACCGCGTGGCAGAGGTCGGGACCGTCCGCTACACCCCCTACGCCTATGCTCTCGGCGCTCGGATCACCCACGAAATGTGGGAAGATGAACTGTACGGCGTAATGTCAAAAATCTACCGCCTCATCGCGAGGTCTGGCCTCCATCAGATGGAAGTCCAAGCCTTCCGCGTGCTCAACTTTGGCTTCGCCGGCACCGGCAACGCGGGCACTGGCTTCACTCAAGCTGGCTTCGACATCAACACCGGCGCGACCGGCCAGCTCTTCAACTCTGCCCACACCTTGAAGCGCGGCGGCACCATAGCCAACCGTGCAGCCGTCGACCTCGACCTCTCAGTCACCTCAGTCGAGAATGCGAGCGATCTGCTCGAGTTGAACGTCGATGAGGCTGGGATGCCCGACCCGCGCCACCTCGAGCACCTCGTCATCCCACCTCAGCTCAAGTGGATAGCGCGCGAAATCACTGAGAGCGAGCTCAAGCCCTACACCGGCGATAACGAGGTCAACCCTCTCGGCGGTGAAGGCATCTCCTACATGATGGTCCACTACTTCATCGACCCCGACATGTGGATCGCCACCGGCCCCAAGGACCAGCACGACCTCAACGTCTGGGTCCGCGAAGAGCCCATGTTCGACGCTGGCGACGACTTCGACTCCAAGGATGTCAAGGTCTCTGGCATGTTCCGTATCGCTGAAGGCCACGGCGACTTCCGGGGCACCTTCGGCTCTCAGGGCGCGTGAACTTTGCTGCTCTCAATACGCCAAAGGGTCGAGCCCTCTGGGAGAAGTACTGGCGCGAGCACAATGACCTCAACTGGGAAAGCAAGCCGAAGCCCCGCCTGAAAAAGAGGAAACGCCATGGGTCTTGACTACACCGCCTTCGGCTACATCGGCCCCCAGCCCGACGATCGCATCAAGACCGTCTCCGGCGTCGCTGGCACCACCTTGCCCGTCTTCAGCTTGAACCCCGGCTACGGCGGCACCTACATCATCGGCTTGGCCAGCGCCAACATGAACCGCATCGCCGGCCTTGCCTACGGCGGCGACGTTGTCTGCGCAGACACCAGTCTCGACGACAGCTACAAGCCCCTTGGCACCTCCAACACTCCTCTCGTCGCCGGAGTCTACATCGGCTACTTCAACGGTGGCCAGCTCTTCCAGCAAAGCCTCAACGCCAGCTCCAACCTGGTCTCCGCCGTCATCGGCACCCGTATCATGATCTTGGTTGGCGGCGTGGCCGACCTCGTCGCCGATGGCACCATCAACCGTGGCGACCTCCTAGTCCAATCTGGCTCCACCGCTGGGCGCGTCATCACCAACAACTCTGCCGCCGCTGGCACCATCATCGGAGTGGCTCCCCCCCCCCCCCCCCCCCCCC